CACCACGTAAGCCACGCCAGATCGCGAGCCCTTTCACCGGGGTGGCTCGCGGCATCCTCCGCCCGGCGAGCGGTCGCCTATCCCGCTCGCCGGGTTCTTTTCAGGACACCTTTTTCATGTTCATCGAGCTCACACGAGACCTGTTGATCGGCGTGCGGATCCTGTGTTCCGGATCCGTCGTGGAAGTCCCGGATGATCGCGGGCAACAACTGCTCGATCGGAAGCACGCCAACCGGGACGTGCCTCATGCTGATCCGCCACTCGTGGACCCACACCCGCCACTCGTTCCCGCCGTGGCGATTCCCGACCCCGCACCACCAGCCGACCCACCAGCACGGCCGCAACGTCGTCGATCTCGGGCGAAATCCAAGGCGAAATCCAAGTCGTGAACATCATCCCCGTTGTAACGGTCGCACCGGCCACCGAACCCATCACGACCGCTGAAGCGAAAAGCTTTTTGCGGGTGGATTCGAGCGACGACGACACGCTGATTGGCGACCTGATTACGGCCGCTCGGCAGTACGTCGAGTCGATCGTGTGGCGATCGCTGATCACGCAAACGCTACGGCTCGACCTGCGTGGCTTCCCGGACTCCGGTCAAATCCTGCTGCCTCGCCCACCGCTGGTCAGTGTCACGTCGATCTACTACACCGACAGCGACGGCAACAGCACCGAATGGACCGAGGCCGGAAACTGGGTGATTGACGACGGTCGCGAGCCAGCGATCATCGAGCGCGACTACTCGATCAGTTGGCCCACCGTGCGGAGTTCCGACGAAATCAAGACCGTGCAAGTCACCTACGTCGCTGGCTACGGCGCGGCGAGCGCCGTGCCTGGTCCGATCAAACAAGCCATCTATCTGGCACTCGCGGAAATGTACGACAACCGACTCTCAGAAGAGTCGCCGAACTTCTCCACCGTGGATCGCTTGTTGGCACCGTATAAAGTCCGGTATTGATCATGCCGACCTACCCGCAAACACTCGACCGAGGCACCGCCGCCGGCCGCTACGCCGAGACGGTCACGATTCAGAGCCGCGCGGAATCCGTCAACGCAGCCGGTCAGGACGAGCCTACCTGGTCCACGTATGTGACTCGCCGCGCTGACGTGCACACGTCGAGAAGTCGCGAATATGTCGGCACTCATCAACGCCGAGCCGTCCGAACATTCTTGATCCGGATCCGTAAGGACTCGGAAACCGAATTGATCACGCCGGACTATCGCGTGAGTTGGGCGGGTGTCACGCTGGAGATCGAAGCCGCCGCGCCGCTGTTGAGTGAAGTCGTGATTGTCGCCACGCAAGCCACGAGCGGAACATGAGACCGAAACGCCAACTACAACTCGGACTGGGAGCCGGACGATTCAAGCAGTCGATCACCGTCCAGCAATCGAGCATCGCCACCAATGCCGCCGGTCAAGACACTGAGACCTGGTCTACCTACGCCGCGCGACGGGCCGCCGTGGAAGCGTTGAAAGCAAAGGAGTTGGTCGCTCAATACCAACGCCGCGCCCTGTTCCCGTGGTTTTTCCGAATGCGGTCTGATTCGTTGACTCGGGACATCGAGCCCACCTGGCGGATCAGTTGGGACGGTCGCACCCTGGAGATCGATTCGGTGCAACAACGCGGTGATGAAGTGCATGTGATCGCCACCGAGGATTTGATTGCGTGATCGCGGGAGTGAGTGTAGAGACGGACCCGAGGGTCGGGCTGTTGCCAATCACCCGGCCCTCGGCCTCCGTCTCTGTCTATCCCCGAGTCAATCTCACCGTTGGAGTGCTTGACATGATCCGCAACGATTCCGACGCCGGCTTGCTGTTCGTGATTGCTGCCGTGATCGCCATCGGCATCATGCTGGCATTCTTCGACCCCGACGCGAAGCATGACGACTGACCTATGTGGAAGTACTGCAAACAGTGCGGCGGGTGTGGATCGACGCGAGACAGCAAACGATGGTGGGGTTTCGCTCGCCGAAAGTGCGAAACGTGTGACGGCGATGGGCGCGCGCGGACGGGTGAGTCACCACCGCCGCCGCCACCGCCGCCGCCACTAAGGAAACGACGACTTGACGACTGACTCCGCCGATCGATTCGCCGCATACCTCAAGGGTGTCAAGTCCGGCTCGATCGTCGCCAGTAAGTGGGTGCGGCTGGCCGTGGCTCGGCACGCTGCCGACATTCGAGCCAGTCGTCGCAAGGCGTTTGTGTTCAAGTTTGACGCCAAGCGATCCGCTCAAGTCGTGGCGTTCATCGAGTGCCTCGAACACTCAACCGGCGAATTCGACGGCCGCCCGTTCGTCCTCGAACCGTGGCAAGTCTTCATCATTTACAGCCTGTTCGGTTGGGTTCACAAGAAGACGGGATTCCGACGATTCCGCGAAGCGTTCGTCACGATCGCCCGCGGCAACGGCAAATCGCCACTCGCCGCCGCCATTCTGTTGGTGCTGTTCCTGTTCGATCAACCACGGGAACCACGCGCCGAAATCAAATGCTGTGCCACGGAACGCGAGCAAGCCTACATTGTGTGGAGCGAATGCAAGCGGTTCATCGAAGGCAACGACACGCTGAAGATGTTGTGCGACATCTACGGCGGACGCGGACGCGCAACGCTCAACAATACGATCCTCGACAAACGCACGCACGGCACGCTGGTCCCGCTCGGCAAGGAAGCCGCCACCAAAGACGGATTCAATCTCCACGCCTACGTGATCGATGAGATCCACGCGTTCAAGGAAGAGCATCGGGAGCTGCTGGAGAAGCTCGCCACCGCGATGGGCAAACGCCGCCAGCCGCTGGCCGTGACCATCACCACCGCTGGCAGCGACCGCTCGACCATTTGGCGTGAGCAATACGACCACGCCAAAGCCGTGACGGAAGGCGTGTATGACGACCCGGCGCAATTCGCATTCCTCGCCGAGATCGACCCCGGCGACGATCCGCACGACCCCGCCAACTGGCCCAAGGCCAACCCGAATCTCGGGGTGAGCGTCAAGCCAGATTATCTCCACCGTGAAAGTGAAATGGCTCGACACAATGCAACCAAACGTCACACGTTTCTTCGATACCATTGCAACCAGCTCGTGAGCAGTCTGACCAAAGCCATCAGCCCGGAGATCTGGAAACGAGGCACCAAGCCGCTGCCAGACCTCACCGGCAAGCCCTGCCACCTCGGGCTCGACCTCGGCTGGCGAAACGACCTGGCGAGTCTCGCCGCCATGTGGCCGCTCGGCGACAATCAGTACGCCCTTAAGTGCTGGTCGTTTATCCCGAGCGAAGCCGATCGAGACCTCACCCGCCCGCCGTGGTCTGAGTGGATCGCCAACAAATCGCTGAGAGTGACCGACGGAAACACGACGGACATCGAGGCGATCGTGTCGCTAATTCTGGAACTTCGCACGGCTCACGATGTTCGCAGTCTGGCACTGGATCCGAACAACGCCCGCGCCATCGCCACTCGATTGGTCAACGAGCACGGCATGGAAGTCTTCGAGTTTTTCCAGACGTGCGCGAAGTACAACGAGCCGATCCAAGAGTTCTTGAGCCGCCTGGAATCCGGCGACATCTTCCACGCTGGAGATGGATTGCTCGGCTGGTCCGCGAACAACCTGGTCCTGAAAACGGACAGCCGTGACTACAGCATGCCCGCGAAACAAAAGAGCCGCGAAAAGATCGACCCGATGGTTGCCACGTTCATGGCGTTTTCGGAATGCCTGTTCGGCGAGGCTCAAGGGAGCATCTACGAGGCGCAAGGATTGCGGGAGTTCTGACGGAAGTAATCAACGCCACGAACAGTAAGGCGCAGCAAAAACGCCGCCGGCCTTGTAGCGAGGACCGACGGCAGGATCAGGCGGGTTGACATGAAATGTAAATGGATGATGTTGTTTGCTATGTCGGCCACGTGCCTCGGTGCCGACGATGCTTACGACCGAGACCGCGTGTTTGCGGTCTCGGGTTGTACGGCGTTTTTCGTCGCGCCGGATCTGTTCATGACGGCCAAACATTGCGAGTTGGCCAGGACGATCACGGTCAAGCCACCAGGTGTAAAAACTCCAGTCAAAGCAACTCGTGTCTATCAAACGAGCAGCAGTGACGGGCCGGTGGTCTATCAGATTCCCGGCGGGCGGTTTGCTTACTACGACGTTGCGGAGCGGCTGCCGGCGGTGAGTGCTGCGGTGTATTGCGTGGGGTATCCCGGTGACAATTGGGTGCGGACCGAGGGTACGCTGACTGGATGCAATCCGCTCAAGACGATCAATTTCACGGATCAGCGGATCAACACGGGCAACTCGGGCGGGCCGCTGTTGAATCGCGAGCGGCAGGTGATCGGCGTGGCGTTGATTGTCAGCGCCGATCTGAAACAGCATGTCAGCGGGTTTTCTGGCTGGCGGGTGACTCGCGAGGCGTATCTGCGGGCGGTCAGTGCGACGTTGCCGAAAGATCGACCGTTGATCGTGTTCACATCGCCGAAGTGCAAACCGTGCGAGCAGTTCAAGGCGGAGATTAAGGATCAGGCGGTCGCGGCGAACATTAAGTATGTGATGGAAGGGTCCGAGGAATGGGGCACGTACACGCGGAAGTTCGAGGCGGCGACGGGTCAGCGAGTGACGGCGGCTCCGACGTTTTGGGTGGATGGATCGACGGAGTTTCGCCAGACGTTCACGCCAGGGACGGCGTTGAGTGTGATCGGGTGGGCGATCAAGATCATCAAGTTTTTGGTGACGATGATCGCGGGCGACAAGCCGGACGGGTCGATCAGCGGGGACGCGGTCGCGGAGTATTCACTGGACTTGCAACCGATTCCCGAGAGCGATCTGCCGCCAACACCGAGCGAAGCGATTGTTGAGGATTTCGAGGGCGTGCGGATTGTCTTGGCGGTGGCCGAGTTGCCGACGTTGGTGCCGAGTCTTCGCAAGATCTGGGTGGCTCAAGCAGAGCAGCGGCTGCGGGACAAGTCGGCGGATCTCTTCAAGGGGCAGGCGGTGCTGGACTTGGTGACGCAGCGGAACCGGCCGGCGGCTTACGGGCGGCTCGGTGAGGTGTTCGGCGAGTTGCCAGATCCGGCGACGTGCTACGTGTTCGTGCCGGCGAGGCGGCTCGGGCTGAAGGGACTGATCGTCAAACGGGTCGAGAAGAAGTTGGAAGCTCAGTTATTGCCGAGTCTTCGGCGGGCTCGGATCGTGTTGGTGATCGAGCGGATCCACGGTCAGCAATTCGCGGACGGGCTGGCGGCGTTGAGCGTTCCAGAGCCGGAGCGATACGAACGGACGGAATCGACGGGGCTGGCGGAGTCGGTCAAAGCGGCGTTGATCAAGGTCGCGGTCGAAAAGGCGATCAGCACGCTTGAGGAAAAACATCCGCAACTCGCGGAACTGGCGGCGATCGTCAAGCCGGCGCTTGTGGATGAGCCGGGTAGCGACGCGGACGCTGACAGCGAGAGCGTGTGGTTGCAGCGCGGGACATTTGGCGGCGTGATGGCGGCGGTGTTGGGGTTGCTCGTGACCTGGTGGCGCGGGCGGAATAAACCGGCGGCTGTGGTGGCGGGATGATCGAAGGCATCATCATGGTGGCGATCGTGGCGATCTGGGCGGGGATAGAGTGGTCAATCGGGCGTAACGAATTTGAAGATTAGAGCACCTTGAACGTCTCTTGTGGTATCGGTCACAACGATCTTGACACGTTAGGTTTTTCAAATGCGGATCCTGATTCTCGAAGACGATCGAACGCTCGCGCTACTCATTGAACGAGTACTCGACCAATTCACCACCCACCACCACCAGACCACGACGACCCGCGCGGGAGCCGCCGAACTGCTTGCGAGCTGGTCGCCAGATTTGTTGATCTCAGACCTGAACGTGACGGACTCAAATCGAGCCGAGACCATCGAATGGATCACCGAGCTGACCTTGCCCGTGGTGATCTCAACCAGTGCTGAACTGGGTGAAGTGGCTCGCGACATCCTGGAGCCACACAAGGCGAGACTCTGGATCTGGAAAAAACTGGGGAACCGTGAGCTGATACGGCTCGTTGAGGAAGCGTTGCAATGCCAGACCACGTTGTCACCAGCCTGTTGAGTCTCGCCACGGTCGGCACGGTATGGCTGTCGCAGCAATTCTGGAAGGAATTCGGCCGCCTGAAGGCAATCGAGAAGAAGTACGAAGCGATCAAGCTCAAAGAGCTCACCGATCAGCAGCTCGAAGCGATGTGGGAACGCAAATTCAACACGAAGATTGAGCCGCCATCTATTCCGCCGGACTCGTCGCCGTGAGCATGTGACACATGACACGCGACCCACGAGCAATTCGGTTTCACGCCATCCTGACCGTGCTGGCGTGCGTGCTGTTGATCGGCCTTGCCGCCGTGCTCGAGGACGCCAACTCCCGCTGGTCCGTTGGCAACCGCAATACATCGTGGACTGAGATGCCGCGAGCGTTCTGGGAAGTCCTCGATGACTGACGACCTCGCCCAACGCTTCGACGATCGTACGCTCACCGTGCCCGATCGCATCCGCCTGGCGGAACTCCGTCGCCGAAACCATCGACGCCCGCGATTCACTCGGACCACGCCAGATCCAGCACCTACGGCCCCACCTAATCGCGTCGACGCTTTGCAAACGATCGCGGAGAACGTGCGGGAAGTCCTGCCCGGTTTTCGTGTGCGGTTGGCGGATGGTACCGTAAGACTCGTCAACAACACCGAAATGAACGCATTACACCACTACCCATGCGAATCAATCGAGCCATCAGCCGAGCGGTGAGTTACGGTGCCAGAATGCTGGTGCGGGCCGGTTTGAATACGCTCGAAAAACGTGGCACGCCTTTCGACAACATGCTCGCGCAACGCTACCTGTCGATGCACGTGAACCAAGGCGGCACCAACATCAAGGTGACCGAGGACAACGCGCTGACGTTCGCGGCGGTTTTCGCCAGCGTGCGAATCCTGAGCGAATCCAAAGCCACGCTGCCGATCAAACTGCACGAGCGGAACATCGACGGCACACCCGGAGCTGAAGTTCATCAGCACGATCTGACCTGGAGACTTCGCAACGAGCCCACGCCAGATCACACCGCGTTCACCTGGAAGGAAGTCCGGCAAGCCCACGCCTGTCTGTGGGGCAATTCGTTTGCCGAGATCGACTTCGACATGGCGACCGCCGTACCGAGCCAGATTTATCCGCTCGATCCGGACAAGGTGACCGTCTTCCGCGACGATGAAAAGCGGATCAAATACAAAGTCGACGCCGACGATCGCCGGCCAATGCGAGTGCTCGATCAATCGCAGATGTTGCACACGCCCGGCATCGGCGGAAATGGAATCATCGGCTGGTCAGTCGTGAGACTCGCCGCCAACACGGTGGGCATCGGTTTGCAGACGGACAACCTGGCCGCCGAGTTCTTCGGCAACGGTGCCCGTCAAATGCTGATTGCCGAGCACCCCGGACAACTCGGCGACACGGCCTACACGCGACTGAAGGAGTCGATCTCAGATCAGTACAGCAGAGAGCAAAAGAATTTCATTCTGTTCGAGGGCGGCTTAAAACCGCACTTTGCCACGATGCCACTGAGAGAAGCTCAATTCTTGGAGTCTCGAAAATTCCAATCCAACGAGATCGCAACTCGCTGGTTCCGGATTCCCGAGACGATGGTTGGCCTGATGGACAATGCGACGCTCGCCAACGTCAGCGAACTGAACCGCTGGTTCGAACGTCACACAATGGCCCCGTGGCTGATTCGCGACGAGCAAGAGATGGAGCGCAAACTATTGACGCGGGCCGAACGCGAACGATTCCGCATTAAGCACAACGTCGACGCCTTGCTACGTTCGGACGTGGCCACTCGATTCGCCGCGCACAAAGACGCGATCATGACGGGCTTCAAGACCATCAATGAAGTCCGTCATCACGAAGACTTAGAGCCACTGGAGGGGGGTGATCGACTCGTTCTGCCCGAGGCGATTTTCGGCAAACAAGAAGGACACCTCGATGAAACTCGATCAGACCCACGCTTGCGAGCCTTGGCAATGCAGACCGTGGAAGGATTGCTCGAGCGCGAACGCACGCACGCCAAGCGAGCGGCCAACAAGCCAGACACCGAATACAGATCCAAGATCAGCGAGTTCTACGACAAACACGCCGATCTGGTCCGTTCCAAGCTGAGCCCAATTTTCGACGGCAATGGCGAACTCATCGAGCGTTGGGTGAGATCGCGCCAAGAGATGCTCGCCGCCAGCTCGCCCGACGGCGTGGCTGGTGTCGTCGGCGATTGGCACAACGACGCGGCCACACTGGTCGATTCACTGATCGGAGAAGACGATGCAGATTGAAACCCGAGGCAAAGCCACCGACCACCTGGGAATCGAAACCCGAGCCGACGGCGCGGAAATCATCGCGGGATACGCGGCGGTCTTTTATGACGGCACTCCGGCCACGCAATTCGAACTGCTGCCGGGAGTTGTCGAACGCCTGCATCCTGGCGCGTTCGATCAACGCTCAACGAATCGCGTAATGGGCCTTTACAACCATCAAGAGGACCACGTTCTCGGCAACAACGAAAACGGCACGCTGCGCTTGAGCGTTGACAATCGTGGCCTGCGGTACGAGATCGATCCGAACCTTGACGATCCGATGGTGGCGGGAGTGCTCGCCAAGATTCGCCGTAAGGATATTCGCGGCAGTTCGTTCGGATTCTTGCCCAGGCAAGACGGAGCCGAATGGAAGACCGAGGGTGAATTGCGAGTGCGCAACCTACGAGCCGTCAACCTGTTCGATGTCGGCCCGGTCACGTTCGAAGCCTACGCCGGGACTGACGTGAGCATTGCCCGCCGATCGCTCACCGAATTCGCCGCCGAGCAAGCCGAGCTGGCCGAGGAACTCTGCAAACGAGACCGCGACCTGAGCCTAAGATTCCGCCGCGCCGCCCGCTGCTAGCCTGGGTGGCCCTAGGGTGGCCGGGGTTGGAGCGAGGCACGAGCGAAACCCCGGTCTCACGTGAACGGCATCACCGCCAGTTGCAAGAAATTCAACCCCGTTCCGCTGGCGATATTCTGCAACGTCGAGGCCGCTTGCTGCGTGCTCTTGACGATCTGTTGCGTGTTCTTCGCGGTCTTTTTCTGTGGGTCGTTGTTGCCGCCACGGATCGCCGATTGAATCGCCTTGAACGCCTCGGCCGATCCTCGCTCCAACGCACCCGCCCCGCCGGCAAAGTCGGTTCGTTGTTGCTTTGGTCCGAATTGGTCGTTGGCCTGCTGGACGGCTCGGGCAAATTGGTCCTCGCCCAAGAAACCGAGCGACCGCATCCGTTCTAGATCATTCAGATGTTCCTTCAGCCGCTCGGCATCCGTTTTGATCGCATCACGAATCGTGGACGCTCGATCCGCCAAGTTGGATCGAGCCTTGTCCTCGAACGCTTTCATCGAGTCCTGAAACGTCTTGCCGATGCCTGCGATGGCTGGCGTGAATCCGTCGGAGAATGAAGCGAGGTCAGCGCGAAATTGTGCGGCCAGTTTTTCCTCGGCCGCGATCGCATCGTACAGCCATTGGTTCGGATCGTTCTCGGGCGGATCGATATAGCCCACGCCATCGCGGATGTCCTTGACCAGCCTCGAGGTGACATCCAATTCGGCGTGCGCTTTTTCCAGTCCCGTGGCAATGCCGAGCGCGAACATATTGCCCGTGTCGGCCATCAACGTCTTCCACTCTTCGAACTTCTCATCCTGGCTCTTGAAGATGTCGAACTCGGACAGCAACGTCTTCCCGTTGACGATCTGTTTGCGCAGATTTTCCATCGAGTGCGCGGCATTGTCGCCCCAAGTGGTGAGCGTGGCGAATGCGTTTTTCGCGGCAGTCGCCAAGCC